GGCCTGAGCCCGCCAGTCTGTTAGCAGTTTGGAGACGTTGCGGGAGGTCATCAGATGTAGCCCTTGATCGCATTGCGGCGCATCATGATCCCCATACGCCAGTTGTATCGGTGTGGGGTTCCTGTGCTAGCGGCGATTAAGGTAAAATGACCTTTGGTTCCGATAGCCAGCAGCGCCGACTTAACAGTGTCTGGGGACATACGGGCCACGTTGTAGTTGTTAGAGCGATCGCGCCATGTAATCCAGTCGCGATGTCCGAAGCGGGCTTTGCGCTGTGCTTCCTGGAAGGTCATCTGTCTCTCCTGAGTGAGGGTTGAGGGGCTGGAGCCCCTCGGTTAGGCTGCTTCGGCCGGGAGCACTGTGAACTCATCACCCATGGCGCCGTCCACACATACGAAGGTGAACCCACTATCGTCCGGGTTGCCGCCGGCGATCCATCGGCCAGCCCAGCCAAGTTTACGGGCTAGCGCTTCGGCAGCGGCTGCGTGGTTGCCGGTGGGGTTCTTTGAGTGATCCCATGAGAGGGTGATTGAACCGGCAGCCGCCGAGGCTTTAACTCGCGATCCACGAACGTTCGTGGGGCCGAGGAACTTGGTAACGATCGCTTGCATCTGGGTCTCTCCGTCTCTCGATAAAGCCAAGGTACTCCGCACTCCGCGGATAGTCAACACCTTTTTGGCCCCTCTGACGAAAAAAGTTTAGCCACGCGCGTGCCGACCACATCATTCTCAGCGCGTGTCGCCGACCTCTTGCTCCGGCACCCGGTAGAGACCCGCGCCCGAAACTACGCTCGCGCTCTTGAGGGCGCCGAAACCAATTGGCGGGCATACGCGCGCCGCGCTTATCTTGATCTGATCGGTCGCTTGCGTGGCATCCCCGATTGATTGGAAGGCTCATGTCCGTCGCCACGATCCTGCTGATCGTCCTGATCCTGATCCTCGTTGGCGCCTTGCCAACGTGGCCGCATGCTCAGGCGTGGGGCTGGGGTCCGTCCGGCATCGTCGGCGTGCTCGTCGTCGTTCTCCTGATCCTGCTGCTGATGGGGCGATTGTGAAATGCCGAGCCCAGACCAGATGCGCGATCCGCACCCTTTCGCGAAAGCGCGTCTGCCGTTGTCGCCGGGGTTGATGGCCGCGTTCCCGCCGCAGCCGGCCATCGATCTGCCCGACCTTGAGCGTCGGGTTGCCGACATTGAAGAGCGGCTGCGTCGCGAGGATCAAGAGCGGGCTGCCAAGGGGCGGCTCAGGGAGCTTGGCCTCGTATTTCCGTGCGAGAAGCAAGAGGCAGTCTGATGTTCGGCACCACGGCCATTCCCCAGACGCTCCCGCGTGGCAGGGAATGGCAAGTCGCGCAGCAACCTGACATGGCGCCGCTCGCGCAGCTGCTCGCCGAGGCACGGCAGACCAACGCGCTCTTGCGCAACCTCTTGGAGACGTTCTCCGTCGCCAACGGCCTGAGACCATCGCCCGCCAAGCCTGAAGACCTGTCATTTGACCCGCTCGCGCTCATTGAGCGCGTCGAATGGCTAGAGCGACAGGTTGCCGAGCTCAAAGAACGCCAATGAGCAATCAAGCCACGGCTTGGCTCATCCTGCTGGCGATCCTGTTCACCAGCGCCGCGATGGATTGGCGCCTCTAAAAGCCAAGCTTGAGCGCTTTCTTTCAAAATCCGATAAAACCATGCCCCTCCAAAAAGGCGTGCCTCGCCATCCAGACGCCGGCCGCAAAAAAGGCGTCACCAACAAGGTTACTCGCGAGCTCAAGGCGATGATCCTTGGCGCCCTCGACGCCAAAGGCGGCCAGGAGTATCTCGAACGGCAAGCCGTTGAGAACCCTGTGGCTTTCCTGACCCTCTTGGGCAAGGTCCTGCCGACAACCCTTCAGGGTGACCCCGACAATCCTCTCGTGATCACGCGGATCGAGCGCGTCATCGTAGAGCCCAAGCCCTTGATCGAGGCTCGCATTTTGAGAGAGGGAGAGGCGGTTCAATGATCAGGTTTGCCGAGGAAAAGCGCCTTGAGGACGGCTCGCGGCGCCCTGTGCTGCTCTATGGCAAATGGTGGTCTGCCGATGACGCCGACTATGCCAAGGAGCTAGAGCTTGATCGGAGCCTGCGGGCGCCTGACCTCGTGCGTTTGTGGGCAGAGAACCGGCCCAGCGTGCGGGCCAAGGCGGCAGGTGTGGACATGAGCGCAGATGCACCTATGTCCACACTTGGGCCGTTCGGCAACGCGGTCGATCCGCTTGATCGTGTCGACGTTCCGCTGGCGTCTGGTTCGTTCGCGGCCCGCCTTGTCGAGCTAGGTCTGAGCGTCCGCGGGGCGGCTGAGTTTCTCAACGTGTCGGCCAAGTCTGTCCAGCGTTGGAAGGCTGAGGGCGCCCCGGCTGACATCATGGCGCAGCTGGCATGAGACTGGTTCGGTTTGAGAACGACCACGGCGAGCCCGTGGCGATCAATGTCGACCACGTCGCGACCGTCGTTCCCGCTTATGGGACCGATGCCCTTGCCGCCATCTGGCTGACCCTCAACGACCATGTCGTCGTGAAGGGGTCGTTTGACGAGGTTGTGGCGCGGCTTGAGGGCTCTGCTGCACCGCACAAAACGGACGTCCGATAATGGGGCGTTATCGGACATGACGGGCTTTCCTACTGAAGCCTTCACGATCTACGGCCCTGGCCCCTACAGTTTAGTCCTGTACGGCTACGGGACAGGTTGGCCCTCGGCCTGCGTGATGATGGTGATCTGGTAGGGCTCATGACGATCACTGACGGCACTCTCGCGATTGAGACGGCGAAGGTCTTCAGGCCGCTGACGGCTCCGTCCCGTTACAAGGGCGCGTGGGGCGGCCGCGGGAGCGGCAAGTCGCACTTCTTTGCTGGGCTGATGGTTGAGGAGGCTGTCAGATGCCCTGGGGAGGTCGGTGAGGGCCTTCGTGCGGTTTGCCTTCGGGAGGTACAGGAGGACCTGCGAGACAGCGCCAAGGCCCTCCTGGAGGCCAAGATAGGGGCATACGGGCTGGGGCGCTTGTTCCGGAGCTATCTGGACAGGATCGAGACCCCTGGGGGTGGGGTGATCGTGTTTCAGGGTCTGAAGGATCATACGGCGGAGAGCATCAAGAGCTTGGAGGGGTTCAGGGTGGCCTGGGTGGAAGAGGCTCAGGTTGTCACGAGGCGGTCTCTGGCGATCCTCCGGCCTACGATCCGTGCCCCTGGCAGTCAGCTGTGGTTTTCGTGGAACCCACGGCGGCCGAGTGATCCTGTGGACGCCATGTTGCGGGGTGATGAGCCGCCGACCAACAGCGTGGTCATCAAGGCCAACTGGCGAGACAATCCGTGGCTGACACCGGAGCTTGAGGAGGAACGGCAGAACACGCTACGATCCGACCCTGACCAGTATGACCACATTTGGGAGGGTGGTTATCAGGTCATAGCCGAGGGCGCGTACTATGCTCGGCAGCTGGCTGACATGCGGGGAGAGGGGCGTCTGGGGCGTGTAGCGGCTGATCCTTTGATGACCTACCGGGCGTTTTGGGACATTGGCGGCACGGGGGCCAAGAGCGATGCTGCGGCCATATGGGTGGTGCAGTTTGTTGGCCGAGAGATACGGGTGTTGGACTATTACGAGGCTCAGGGCCAGCCGCTGGCGGCTCATATTGGCTGGCTACGAGACCGGGGGTATGAGAAGGCGTTATGTGTTCTGCCTCATGACGGTGCGACTTATGATAGGGTTCATGCTGTCAGCTATGAGGGTGCGCTACGCAGTGCGGGATTTGCGGTTCAGGTTGTTCCGAACCAGGGGCGAGGCGCCGCGAGCATGAGGATTGAGGCTGCGCGGCGGCTATTTCCGAGTGTTTGGGTGCATGAGGAGACGACGCGGCCTGGGATGCTGGCGTTGGGAGCTTATCACCCGCGGGTGGACAGCAAGCGGGAGGTTGACCTGGGGCCCGAGCATGACTGGGCGAGCCATGCGGCTGATGCGTGGGGGCTCATGGCAGTGGCCTATGAGGCTCCGCGGGAGAAGCCCAAGCGTGTTGAGCGGCCTATGAGGGCGGGATCATGGATGGCGGCGTGATGCCGGATGACATTGAGGGGCTACGGCACGTCCTGTACGACGCGCTGATGTATGTCGCCGAGGACATGCGGACGCCGGCGCACTGGATGAACGCGATCATTGCGTGCGACGACAGGGTAGAGAGGCGATCCCTGGTGAAGCGTTGGAGCCTCTACCAGGCCATTCAGCGAGCGATGGATGGCCTTCCTGAGTTGGAGACGGGACGATGACGCCAAATCAGAGAGACGCGTTGCGGGAAGTGTATGCGGCCATTCAGCAGGTTCTTGACGCTGTTGAGGCTTGGGATGCCGAGCATGCGAAGGTCCAGGCGGCGGCGCCTGACGTGGCCTATGACCTTCGGGAGCAGTTGGACCGGCTCAAGGAGCTCCTTCCGGAGGGGTCGTGATGGCAGAGGCATTTCGGTTTGGCTTGGACACGTTCACCCTTCCGGAGCCCCGCAAAGTGCGGGTTATTTTCGAGAAAGGCCCGGGCGAGTATCGGCTCGATTACGTCGGTCCGGCCGTAACGGTGTGCGGAGACAAGGTGACTGTGATGGGGCCTCTCTGCGCCCAGACGCCTCCGGCCTTGGAGGCGGCTACTGAGGCTCTTTTTGAGGAGCTGGCAGCGCAGGCTGAGGAGCAGGGTGCGTTTTGGGCCTGCTCTGAGCGGGTGCTGCGGCTTGGTGGCGACGTTGAGGTTGCGATTGACCTGCGGCGCCTTGCTGGGGCTCTGAAGGGGCTATTGCCGAGTGATCCGTCTTGAGCATTGTGAGGTGGTCCGGACGGACTGGGGCTGTGAGACGAGGTTTGTGGATGGAACCAGCATTGGCGCCGTTCCTCATCCCGCTGATGACGACTATCGGCGGGTTTCGGCTCGTCTCGGCTATGGCGGTGACGTGCTGCGATTTTGCCGAGAGCATGATGCGGTTCATTCCTTGGCAGCCGAGTGGTTCCTTGGGGAGCCCAGCCATGTCCTTTTCTCGCTGGCGCATGACAGCCCCGTACGGCCAGGTCGTGCCGTTCAAGAGGAAGCGTTCGTTCAGGTCTGTCAGCGCTGGCTGAGGCGTGACGAGCGGCCGATCATAGGGGATGCCGACTGGCATGGCTTCAAGCGGTGGGCGCTGGGGCATTTGGATGGGTGGTGTTGATGGGTCTAACCCTCCAGGTTTGCCGCAAGCGCGCAGCCTCGGCCTCTAGGCGACCGGCCAGGGTCTCGATGCCCTTCA